AGATGAGTTATCTATAAACGGTGATTTGTCATATCTTAATTTAGATTGGAAGCCTGTTGCTGTAATATCAAAGTTTGTAGATATTGTTGTAAACGGGATGTCAAATAAGTCATACGATATAACGGCTTTTGCTCAAGATCCTTTTTCTGTAAAAAGCAGAACTGATTACGCTGCTGCTGTAGAGCAAGATATGAACACTAAGCAGGCTTTAGTAAACATTAAGGAAAACATCGGTATGGATTTTTCTTTAACTGGAGACATGGAAGCTTTGCCGGAAAGTAAAGAAGAGTTAGACGTGCATCTTCAAATGACCTACAAACAAAATGTAGAAATAGCAGAAGAAGAAGTTATAAACAATGTTTTAAGTTTTAACAAATACGACGAGATTAAGAAAAGAGTAGCTTACGATTTAACTACTATTGGTATTGGAGCTAATAAAACTAGGTTTAATAAAGCAGAGGGTATTATTACTGAATACGTAGATCCAGCTAATATGGTTTATTCATATACCGAAGACCCTAACTTTGAAGACGTATATTACGTAGGTGAAGTAAAATCTATATCTTTACCTGAGCTTAAAAAAGAATTTCCTAATATATCGGAAGATGAATTAAGAAGAATACAAGAAACCCCTAATAATAGACAATATGTAACTGGTTGGGGTAATTATGATGAAAACACCGTGCAGGTAATGTATTTTGAATACAAAACTTACATGGATCAAGTGTTTAAAATAAAAAAGACAGATCAAGGATTAGAAAAGACGTTAGCAAAACCTGATACATTTAATCCGCCTAAAAACGATAATTTTGAAAGAGTATCTAGGACTATAGAGGTATTGTACACTGGAGCAAAGGTTCTTGGTACAGATCATTTATTAGAATGGAAAATGGCTGAGAATATGACAAGGCCAACAGCTGACACTACAAAAGTAATGATGAATTACTGTATATCAGCACCTAGAATGTATAAGGGACGCATAGAATCAATAGTTAGTAAAATAACAGGCTTTGCAGATATGATTCAACTGACGCACCTTAAACTGCAACAAGTAATGTCTAAAATAGTACCAGACGGTGTATTTTTAGATATGGATGGTTTAGCTGAAGTTGATTTAGGTAACGGTACAAATTACAATCCAGCGGAAGCATTAAATATGTATTTTCAAACTGGTTCTATTGTAGGTAGATCATTAACGCAAGAAGGTGAATTAAATAGGGGCAAAGTACCGGTACAAGAATTATCAACATCGTCAGGTCAAGCTAAAATACAAAGTTTAATTGGTACATATCAGTATTATTTACAAATGATTCGTGACGTTACTGGCTTAAATGAAGCAAGGGATGGTAGTGCACCTGCTAAAGATTCGCTTGTAGGGCTGCAAAAGATGGCTGCTAACGCATCCAATATTGCTACTAAGCATTTACTAGATTCTTTACTATATATTACGGTTAGAACTTGCGAAAACATTAGTTTAAAAGTTGCAGACGTATTGCAGAATCCTTTAAATGAAAACGCATTAACAAATGCTATCAGTACATTTAACACTAAAACTTTAGAAGAATTAATAAATCTGCAAATACACGACTTTGGTATCTATTTAGAACTTGAACCGGAAGAAGAACAAAAAGCTTTATTAGAACAAAACATACAAGTAGCTTTACAGACGCAGGCAATAGCTTTATCCGATGCTATTGACATTCGTCAAATAAAAAACATAAAACTTGCTAATCAATTCTTGAAGCTAAGACAAAAACAAAAGATAAAGAGAGAGCAAGAGCAACAACAAGCAAACATCCAAGCGCAGGCTCAAGCAAATGCAGAAGCCGCAGAAAAAGCTGCGATGGCCGAGGTGCAAAAGCAACAAGCGTTAACTCAAGAGAAAGTAAGTATAGAGCAAGCCAAGTCTCAATTCGAAATACAACGTATGCAAACAGAGGCTCAAATAAAAAGAGAGCTAATGGCTGAAGAGTTTCAATACAATATACAACTAGCTCAGGCTCAGATGAGTGCAGCAAAAGCAAAAGAACAAGAAATTGAAGATCGAAAAGATCAAAGAATAAAACTACAAGGAACACAACAATCTGAATTAATTAACCAAAGACAAACAGAAGGATTACCTAAAAATTTCGAGTCATCTGGAAATGATGTTTTAGGTGGGTTTGGTTTAGAAGAGTTTGGTCCTAGTTAGAATTACAAACAATTATTTAATTATATTATATTATGTCAGAAGTAAAACAAGAAGGCGATTTTAGCTTGAAAGGAAAAGCAAAAAAGCCAAAACAATTATCAAACACAGAACAAGCAACAGTTAAAGTTAGTATCAAAGAACCTTTGGTAGATGTACCTGATGCTATTACAAAAGTAGTAATTCCAAAAGATGAATTAAATCAAGATCCAAATGCCGTTCAAACACAAAAGACAGATGATAGCAATGCTGTTATCGAAGAATCAAAAAACAGTGCAGACAGCGAAGGAGTGGCTAAAGAAGTACGGAAGCCCGAAGAAGAAATAAATTCGCCTATACAATTAATTGAAGGAGATGGTGACGATGCACCAACAAATAATCAATTGCAAAAAGCTGCAGAGGAGCATAAGCAAGTAGCTGAGCAACGAGTTTTACCGGAGAACATAGAAAAGCTTGTCGCTTTTATGGAAGAAACAGGCGGGACAATAGAAGACTATACTAGGTTAAACGCGGATTATTCAAACGTTGACGACAAAGCACTATTAAAACAATATTATAAAAAAACAAAACCTTATTTAGAATCAGAAGACGTTAATCTAATGCTAGAAGATTACGATTACGACGAAGATATAGATGAGGAAAGAGATATACGCAAAAAGAAACTTGCGTTTAAAGAAGAAGTTGCAAAAGCTAAAAGCTTTTTGGAAGAAACCAAGAGTAAATACTACGACGAAATCAAGTTGAGACCCGGCGTAACTCAGGAACAACAAAAAGCAACAGATTTTTTCAACCGATACAACGAAGACGCTAAAGTAGCGCAACAACAGCACGAGGATTTTATGTCCAAAACTAATAAATATTTCGCTGAAGATTTCAAAGGTTTTGATTTTACAGTCAGTGATAAAAAGTTTAGGTATGGAGTGCAAGATCCTGCTAAGGTAGCATCTGAGCAATCAAGCATTAACAATTTTGTAAGTAAGTACTTAGACAAGAAAGGTAATGTAATCGATCCTCAGGGTTATCACAAAGCTATTTTTACGGCTACTAATGCGGATAAAATTATTAATCATTTTTACGAGCAAGGTAAATCGGATGCTACCAAAGAAATTATAGGTAAATCCAAAAATCCTAGCACGCAAGCAAGACCAGTAAATGGTTTTATTAATGGTTTAAAAGTTAAGTCTGTAACTAGTGGCTCTGATTCTTCAAAATTAAAAATTAAAAAATTTAACTAAAAAACAATTATTATGAGTTTAACTCCTCAATTTGGTAGCTTAATACCATCTCAAACACAACAGTTGTTATCTACAAACTACCTGCAATTTAATGCAGCTGGTGCTGGTGGAGCAACTTTCGCGCAACAATATTTGCCGGAAATTTATGAACAAGAAGTAGAGCGTTATGGAAACAGAACGTTATCTGGATTCTTAAAAATGGTTGGCGCTGAAATGCCAATGACGTCTGATCAAGTAATTTGGTCTGAACAAAACAGATTACATATATCTTATCAAGGTATTGGTATCGCAGCTAACGTTGGTACTACTAACGTAATTACTGTTGCTGGTAACGTAAGCAATGTTGTATCTATTAATGATACTGTTGTACTTTTAAATCCTGTAACAGGAGTTGAAGTAAAAGCTATCGTAACAGCTACTGTACCTGGGGCTGGTGGAAACTTTACAGTTGCACCTTTTAACGGAGCTGGTTTAGTTACTCAGTTTGTAGCAGCAGCTGTAACTGCAGGGGATATACCTGGTTTAAAAGTATTTGTATATGGATCTGCTTACACAAAAGGAACTAGCTTAGTTGCCGGTGGAGCTGGAAATTCAAATGCACGTATTAGCGTTGACCCTCAGTTAACTCAGTATTCTAACTCACCTATCATTATCAGAAGCCAATACCAAGTATCAGGTTCTGATATGGCTCAAATCGGTTGGGTAGAAGTTGCTACTGAAGATGGAACTTCTGGATATTTATGGTACTTAAAAGCTGAATCTGAAACAAGATTACGTTTTGAAGACTACTTAGAAATGTCTATGGTAGAAGGTGAGTATAACCAGATCGCTGCAGGTGCAAATGCCGCTGCGGGATTACCTGGAACTCAAGGTTTATTCTCAGCTATTCAAACTCGTGGAAATGTAGAAGTAGGGTTTACTGCTGCTGCTGGACTTGACGAATTTGATGCTATCTTGAAAAACTTAGATACTCAAGGAGCTATTGAAGAGAACATGTTATTCTTACAAAGACAAACGTCTTTAGATTTTGACGATATGCTAGCTGCAATCTCTGGAGGTGCTCAAGGTGGTACTGCTTATGGATTATTTGAAAACTCTGAAGAAATGGCATTGAACTTAGGGTTCTCTGGATTCAGAAGAGGTTCTTATGACTTCTATAAGACTGACTGGAAATACTTAAACGATGCTTCTACCCGTGGAGGAATTGATGGTATTAGCTCGATCGAAGGTGTATTAGTACCTGCTGGAACTTCTACAGTTTATGACCAAATCTTAGGAACTAACATCAGAAGACCTTTCTTACATGTAAGATATAGAGCTTCTCAATCTGATGATAGAAGAATGAAGTCTTGGTTAACTGGTTCAGCTGGAGGCGCTGCAACATCTGATTTAGATGCAATGCAAGTAAACTTCCTATCTGAAAGATGTTTAGTAACTCAAGGTGCTAACAACTTTGTATTATTCAAAGGAATCTAAGGATTCAAATTAATGTAGTAGTTACCCTTGTTGAACTGACAGGGGTAATTATTACTTTTATACGACGATAGCCTACTACTATTATTATATACTAGCTATTGTCACACTTACAAACTATTTAATTATATTATATTATGGCTGCAAAAAAAGCACCAGCAAAAAAAGTTGAGGTTGCTCCTCAGCAAAAGGAAGTGGCTAAAGCCGCTCCAAAAGTAGAACCAACAAAACCAAGTTGGGAAATAAAAGATAGAGTATATTTTTTAAAAGGTAATAAATCCCCTTTAACTCTAACGATACCAGGTAGGCATACTAAAAAGCATGCTTTACTTTATTTTGACATAAAATCTGGAAAGCAAAGAGAGATAAGATATGCTACAAACCAAGAGTCTCCTCTTGTTGATGAACAAAAAGGAGAATGCACCATGGGGCATATAAGATTTCTTGATGGTACATTAACTGTACCTAAGGAAAAACAAAATTTACAAAAATTGTTATCCTTATATCACCCTTTAAAAGGTAAAATATACGAGGAATTTAGTGCCATTGAAGAAGCTGAAGATGAATTAGACATATTAGATATGCAGATTGACGCTTTGAATGCTGCTAGAGAAATGGATATTGATCAAGCTGAAGCTATATTAAGAGTTGAATTAGGTTCTAAAGTTAGCGAGATGAGCTCTAAAGAATTAAAAAGAGACTTAATGTTGTTTGCTAAAAACAATGCAGAATTATTCATAGATTTAGCAAATGATGAGAATGTGCAACTAAGAAACGTAGCTATTAGAGCTTCAGAACTTGGTATTATAATTTTATCGCAAGATCAAAGAACATTTACCTGGGGGTCTAATGGAAGGAAGCTAATGACGATTCCTTTTGATGAAAATCCTTACTCTGCCATGGCTGCTTACTTTAAAACCGATGAAGGTGTTGAAGTTTTCAGATCTGTAGAGAAAAATTTGAATTAACATGTAATCATTAATATAGGCCGGCTACTCTAAGTGGTCGGTCATATTATAACAAAAAAACAAAATAATGGCTATAAACGTAGATTTAGTTTATAAAACTGTCTTATTAATACTTAACCAACAACAAAGAGGTTATATAACCCCAGACGAGTTTAATAAAGTAGGTAATCAAGTGCAGTTGGGTATATTTGAAAAATATATGAGTGACCTGAATCAACAGTTACGTATACCGGAGAATGATAACGAGTATGCTAACAGAGTTAAAAACCTAGAAGAAAAACTAGATATATTTAAAACAATAGCCACACCTACATTTTCAACAGATCACTTCACAACCGCTTCATTACCAAACTTTTATAGGCTGGGTACTGTAATCTACAACGATACTATTGAAGCTCAAATGGTGGAAAGAAACGAATGGTACAAAATAAAGAAAGCACCATTACTTGCGCCAACTAAAAAACAACCTGTATTTTTATACGAAGACAATAAGATAAGTGTATATCCAACAAGTATAACATCTGATATTCAAGTATCTTACTTAAAACAACCCGCGATGATAAATTGGGGATATTCAGTTGGTAGCTTAGGACAATATATTTATGACTCTAGTTCTTCAGTAAACTTCGAGCTACATCCGTCAGAACAAGTTGATATTATTAATGGTATATTATTGTACTCAGGGGTTATCATACAAGATCCTACCATTATACAAGTAGCATCACAAAAAATACAACAAGAAGACATTAACGAAAAATCATAATAAACCATGGGTTTAATCACTGAAAATAATCAGCAGTACTATGCAGGTTCTCAGCAGTTCGTATCTGCAGCTGGGCCAAATCAAAAATTTACAACAACTTTTGACACTAATCTAGTTTTTGGTAGTTATGACCCTTTGCAAGTTAACTATACTTTAAACAATTTTAAATTATACACTGCCCCGGCTGGATCGTTAACCTATACGGAATATGTTCTTTCTTATACTGTAACAGGTAATGAAATTGAAATAGATGCAAACCTAGCTTTAAATACCAATGTTGTTGTTCAATTAAAATCTTTAAGCGGAGGTAACTACGGTAACAAAGATGCGTTTGGTCAAACAGTAGAAAATAATTATGATAGCTACTCTTATATTAAGCTAGATGAAGTAATTAACAATTTTCAAGTGGCTTATGTTGGAACAGGTAAATTAATACCGAGTTGCAAAAGAACAGATATAATATTTCATGCTAAAAGAGGTTTACAAGAATTTAGTTATGATACTTTGAAAAGCATAAAGTCTCAAGAATTAACTATACCTCCGGGGCTTAGCGTGGTTATACCTCAAGACTACGTGAATTATGTTAAAGTTTCTTGGATAGATCAATTGGGAATTAAAAGACCTATTTATCCAGCAAATAATTTAACTATAAACCCATACAGTACACCAACACAAGATGACCTTGGTGTACCAGTACAAGATAGCTTTGGTAACAATATACAAGGTACATCGGTAACAGAAGATAGATGGGCTAGTGATCCGGTAATAAACGAGGATCTTTTTGGATACAACAGAGATGAGCTTTTAGGTAGAGGATATGGTTATGGTCAGATGTATGGCATGGACCCACAATACTCCCAAGCAAATGGATGGTTTACTATAAATGACAGAGAAGGCAAAATGTCTTTCTCAAGCAACCTAGCTAATAAGTTGATTGTTTTAGAATATGTTTCAGACGGATTAGCTTATGATATGGATACTAGGATACCAAAGATGGCAGAAGAGGCTTTATATGCTCATATAAGCTATTCTATCGTAGCTTCTAGGATAAACCAACCTGAATATATAGTTAGAAGATTAAAACAAGATAGAAGCGCTAAATTGAGAAACGCTAAAATAAGATTATCAAACATAAAACTTGATGAAATAGTTCAAGTAATGCGAGGTAAGTCTAAATGGATAAAACACTAGAATTAAATGGCTGAAATCAAAAACACTTTTCTTAAGGGAAAAATGAATCAAGATCTTGATCCTCGTATAATACCTAACGGTGAATACAGAGAAGCTAGAAATTTATCAATAAGTAGATCAGAGAGTTCTACTGTAGGTGAATTTGAAAATGTATTAGGTAATACAGCTATATCTACCATAAACGCTTCAGCTCAAACAGAGATTATTGGGTACTTTGTAGATAATAATTCTAATAAAGCTTATTTATTTGCTACTGACTGGGATGCTGTTGACGGAACTATTGCTCCTAGCAGCGCGGAATGCTACATAGTAAGTATTGATTTAAGTGCTGTTAATGCGCCTACGGTACTTGCTGAGGGTTATTTTCTTAATTTTAACAAATCGTTTCCATTTTCTGGAATAAATTTAGTAGAAAATTTATTGTTTTTTACAGACAACTTAAATCAACCTAGAAAAATAAATATAATAAACGCGTTAACACCTGGTTATTATGTTAATGAAGATCAAATATCTGTAGCTAAATTTGCTCCTTGGGAGCCAATACTAGTTATGGAAAGAGTAACTACTACTATAACAGGCGCTGGAGGTGGATCAAGTATAATCACACCAGCTGCTATTACAGACATAAAGGTCGGCGACATTGTAACAGATAATAATAAAATAGACGCGCAAAACATAAGTGATCTTGTTGTAGTTATAGGTATAACCGCAACTTCTACGTTAATACTTTCTTCAAACATTACAGTGCCGGATGGTACTTCTGTAGATTTTAGTAGACCTACAATGACTAATGCTAAAGATGTTAACATGTCTAATAAGTCTAGTGGAAGTATTCAAACTATAACCGGAACAGGGGTTGATAGACTGTACACTATACCTTATGTTAGTGGAGGCGCGACTGGTGATCAATTTTTGTATGACGGAGAAAACGGCATACCTCGGCTAGGTGATTTAGTTACTGGTACAGGTGTTCCAGCTAATACAACGGTTGTTGAAGTTGATGTTATTGACTCTACAGCAACGGGGCCTCCTATTTCAATTACTCAACAAATAATAGTAAAGCTTAGCAAGGAAACTACTTTATCTCTTAACGACACTATATTAATAAGCGCAAACCCTGATTATGATTCTTCTTGGAGAGGCGATGAAAAATTCTTAGAAGATAAATTCATAAGATTTAGTTATAGGTTTAAATTTGAAGATAACGAATATTCTTTGATGGCTCCTTGGAGTCAAATAATGTTTATACCTAAACAGTATAGTCAGTTTGGCGGAGGTTTATTATCTCCAGAAGAAGACATGAATGACACTTACAAGTCTACAATAGTCTCTTGGTTTGAAAACAATATAAACAACATATTGTTAAAAATACCAATGGAAAAAGATAGCGGATCAAACATGTTTAGTTTAATGAAAATAACTAACGTGGATATTCTTTATAAAGAATCCGATGCTTTAGCTGTTAAGGTATTAGAAACTATACCTGTAAATAATAAGACTTTTAGCAGTATTTCATTTAATGATCCATTGCATGGAAATAGCCCTAAATATTTTTTAGACTACACTTACTCTTCAACAAAACCATATAAAACACTACCTAATAATCAAGTAACTAGAGTTTCAGACAAAGTACCTGTTAGAGCTTTAGCTCAAGAGGTTATTGGAAATAGAGTCGTTTATGGTAACTACAGAGACAGACACACTGCTCCTAGCTCCATACAGTTTAGAGCTATAATTGGAGATAAATCTAAAAGCTTTGATAATTACACCCAATATCCTTTCCATCAATTAAAACAAAACAGAACATATCAAGTTGGTTTTGTGTTATCAGATAGGTACGGTAGACAATCAGACGTTATACTTTCTTCATATGATGGCGATTCTGATATAGCCGGTTCAACTGTCTTTAATGCTTATAATATACCCTCTGATCAAGATTCATCTAGTCCATTAACCGATTGGTTAGGTGATTCGCTAAAAGTTCAGCTAGATTCAGCTATAAACTCAACAAAAAACTTAACTACAGGTACTCCTGGCTTATACAACGCTATAACTAATCCTTTAGGTTGGTTTTCTTATAAGGTGGTAGTAAAGCAGCAGGAACAAGAGTATTATAATGTATATTTGCCAGGTTTTGTGAATGGTTATCCTGTTATTGGTGGTGGTTCTGAAACAAATAAAAGTTTTTTTACAACTACTCTAGGGGACAATATAAACAAAATACCTAGAGATTTATCAGAAGTAGGGCCTACAGATAAAGATTATACAAGTAGCGAAATGTTATCTATTAGAGTAAATAATAAGCTTATAGATAATAACGCCGCGGGGCCAAAAAATCCTTTTCCTAGTGATAAACCTTGGAACGCTCAATATTATCCAGGTAGTTCATCACAAGAAGTTATACAGATAGCTACTGTTAGAGATATGGAAATACAAGCTATACCTTTTAAGCCTGGCGCTGTAAGTGGAGAATATGGCGAGTCTGCTATATTGCAAACATACGTTTATAATACACCTAACGACGCTGCTAGCGGTGTAAGTACTGTTAATGAAGTACCTGAGCCTACAGGAAGAATACCGTGGGGGACTACTCCAGCAAACGCTCCTTTTTACAATGGAGACACTAATCCTTTTATAATAAAATGTAATCAATCTGATCAAGTAAGAAACCCTATAGGCGCTTTTGTTACTGCAGATGATTATGAAAACCCCCCGACGCCATCGGATGTTGTGTATAGCATGGCTCCGTTTCTATCAGTAGCTGAAACTCAGCCGGTGTATTCTTTGTTAGATATATACTGGGAAACATCTTTATCAGGTGAACTATCTGTTATTAATGGTTTGATAGATAGTCAGTACGCGGGTGTTATTGGTGGCGATTTTGTAGCTGCTTCTTTTCCTGAAAGCGCAAGCCCTGGTGATACTATTGGAAATCCTTTTAACTTTCAAACAGGAGGTGGAACAGATATTACAACTGGACTAGTAGTTAATAGTATAAGTGTTATTGACCAAACCAGTTCTACTCCGCTTCCGTCAGGAACATTTACGTTAGAGCAATCTTCAGGAGGAGCTACTACTTGGGAAATAAAAACAGGTGCAAACCAATACTTTTTCTATGATACAAATGTAGCATCGACACCTTCTACAGGTGTTTACACTATGACGGCTAACGTTACATATAGTGGAGAAACTGATGACATAACACTAAACCCTTTTTCACTATCAAACGTACAGCCAGTTATTGCTGGTAATCCAGAAATACAACTAACAACAATAACAACTGGTAGTGTAATAATATATTCTTTTACCGCTGTAAACGGAAGTAATCCAACTGGAGGAAATAGTACAGATCAAATAGTTTGGTCGCTAGATACTAGCGCTCCCAATTATACCACTGTTAATAATCAATTTGAAATTAATTCATCTACAGGTGTTTTAACTGTTAAATCATCTTACGCGTTGGTTGATAGTCAAAGCTATGATATAGCTGTGTTAGCTACCGATGTTAATGGAGCTGGTTTAAGTGGGGCTTGTAGAGTTACTTTTACAGCAGGAACTCAAAGAGTAAATAGAGCACTTTGTTTAGGTTGGTCTGGTAGCTTACCTTCAACGGGATGTGGTGATGCTTTGCAAGTTCAATTTACAGATAGCGCTACAGTTACACCGTCCACATCAGCATCAGTAACTGCTAGCGGAACCACAGTAGTCTATGACCCTATACCAGCTTCAGATACTTACAATGTTGCAAATAAAGCTACTACAGGCTTCTTTACACCAACAACTGGTAAATTAAAACAAGGTACTTTATACATACGGCCATTATTTACAAACTCTGGAGCAACAATAGCAGGTGATTTTGCTACAAAGTATACTATTCAAGTAAAACCAGATTCAGGAGGCGGTTGGCAACAAGCTACAGATACAACAACTAACACGTTTATATACAATGAAGATTTAACTATTAGTACAAATAGCAGTATAGAACCTGATGCGCACACATTTACTCAAGTTGGGGAATATAGAGTGTTAACTTTGCCGATAACAGGGGATGCATGCGGCGCAGCTGGTAACGGGAACACTAATTTAATATTTAACTTTGGTGATGATAATTTCACTGATTGTCAGAACTCACCAGCGTAATAAGTGATAAAAATAAGTAATAAATAAAGTATGCCAATAACATTAGAAGTAGGATATTTTAACTCATTTTATATGAAGAGATTAGCTGGTCTACCTAAAGGGGACGGAACAACTAACGCAACATATACTGCACCTACCCAACCGGTTGTACATGAGGATTGGTACATTGAAGAATCTAGAATACGAGGAGGCTACAACAACACTTCTGTTGACCTAGGTGTAAAAGCTTATATAGTTGAAGAAAATGACAGCCAACAGCATAGATCAAATTCATTGATATATTCAGGAATATTAAATTCTAGAACCGGTATAAATCAATCAAACCAATTTAGTGTTGCTGAGGAAATAACTAGAAGTGTTGATCCTATAGCTGGAAGCATACAAAAACTATATGCTGAAGATACTAATTTAATTATATTCCAAGAAGATAAAGTAAACAAAGCTCTAATAGATAAAGACGCTATATACTCAGCCGAGGGAGGTGCTATTACAACAACAGCTAATTTAGTTATAGGTCAAATAGTTTCATATGCCGGAGAGTATGGTATATCTACAAACCCAGAATCTTTTGCTGTTTACGGTTATCAAAAATACTTTACTGATCGTAATAGAAACGCAATTTTAAGGCTATCAAGAGATGGTATAACTGAAATATCAAGTTATGGTATGGTTGATTTTTTTAGAGATAAATTAGCTGATGTAAATAGTAGTGGTAAAATAATAGGTGCTTACGATATACATAATAAAAACTATGTAATATCTTTGCAACAGTCTGACAATACTTACAATACTTTAAGTTTCGAGGAAGCAACAAATGGGTGGGTTAGTTTTTATGACTATAAACCTAGCTTTGGGTTTAGCTCTCAAGGTAACTTCTTTACCACAAATGGCAAAACAGTGTGGAAACATTATTCAGATAATGTTGATAGAGGTAATTTTTATGGAGTTGATAATGCTTCGTCTGTCAAGCTAATCATAAACCCAGACCCAACAAAAGTTAAAACATTTAAAACTGTTAGTTACGAAGGTAGTAACGGGTGGGAGATTACTTCTTTAATTTCTGATGATACCGGGGCTGATGAACTAAATGGAATTTGGAGTAATAACATAGATACAGCTTCAAGGATATGGAGTTATGATGAAGGTTTATACGTTCAAAATAACATAAAATATAGAGCTGGCTTTAATAGAAAGCAAAACAATTACGTAGCAGCGATTAAGAATAATTCACCTACGCCTATAGCCGGTCAAGTAATAATAGGACCTAGCAGTACAGGTATTAAAGCTTATTATGCTACAGTAACCATGAAAACAGACGCGACAACTGATCCTGGTGGGCTAAAAGAGTTATTTGCAGTAGGTGCAACATACGAAAGATAAAACAAACAACATGATAGAATTTTTAGAAATATTTTTATTTGGGCAAGGTAATGTCCAGCAGGCAATGCCGCTACCGATAGGGGTCGCTATTGGGGGAGCAGCCCTTAACGTTATAGGTGGTATTTTTGGAGCGGGAAAAGCTAGAAAAGCAGAAAGAGCTGCTGCAAGAGAAAAAGCACGACTTACTAGGAAGTTGAATTATTTAGAAAATAATAGGCAAGCAATTATAAATCCTGCAGACGGAGTTACAAATTTAAGTGGTTTAGCTCAAGATTTAAGTAGTCAATTATCAAACCCTATGGCTAATTTAAGCGTAGCCACTAAGGCTGCTGAAATGCAAATAGAGCAAGCTGATATATCTTTAGCTAATACTTTAGATACTATAAGAGCTACTGGCTCTGGAGCTGGAGGGGCAACTGCTTTAGCTCAAGCAGCTTTACAGAGTAAAAAAGGAGTAACAGCAAACATAGAACAGCAAGAAGCCCAAAACGAAAAGCTTAGAGCTCAAGGAGAGCAGCAGTTAAATCAAATGCGAATGCAAGAAGGAGCAAGAGTACAAGGCTTGCAAATTTCTGAAGGTGGAAGAGTTCAAGGAATGCAGATGCAAGGAAGGCAATTCCAATTCCAAACACAAGAAAATAGAGAAGACGCTAAATTAGATAGAGTATCTGCTCAATTATCAGGAGCGCAAGCAAGGCAAGCTCAAGCATCTTCAGACAGGACAGGTGCTATCACAGGCGCAATCGGCGGATTAACTTCTGTTGCGGGCTCTTACTTAGGAACTCTTAATAACTAAAAAAATTAAAACATGAGTTATAGAAATCCAAAACAAGTAGTAGACACGCAATCAGGGCAGTATGTTAGAGATATGATGAAGTCTGTTACTGGTACAGCGGTCAATATTATAAAAGAGCAGCAAAAAAGATTAAGGGAAAATCAAGAAGAAAATATTGCTTTCCAAAGAAAAACTATTCAAGCTCAAGCAAAGGTGGCTAACAGCGCTAACGCTGCAAATATTGAAAATAGTGGAACTGACTGGGCTACTTCTATTAGGAAAGGCTTAGAAGAGTATGGTGAATTGTACACTAAGTCTCTTAAAGATCCTTTGCATTTTTCAAGTGAAGATGCTTTAAGAATGTCTTCATTAGCTAACATGGGAACTCAAATTAGAAATCAAGCTATTGAGGATCAAGCAGATATGGATACTTTTCAAGCGGGTTTTGAAGCAGGGCCTGGTCAATACGGAGGGTTTGGTATGTTTGTAGATCCTGCTATTCTAAAAAGATTAGCTATTCAAGGTAAAATGGGCGCAACTCCCGGTAGCTCTATTGGTTCATTTGAGACCGATTCTGCAGGAAATTTTATTACCAAGGTTACATCTTATAATGAGAAAGGCGAGGTGGTAGGTACAAATGCTAATAGAGGTAATATGGCTGATTTTATAGTGCCTAATCCAACAAAGAACATGCAAAGTATCAGAGATGCTATTAAGCAAAGAAATGATGATTACTTTAAAGATCAAAAAATACAATCAAATTTTGATAAAGATACACAAACAACAACTAAGTCTCAATTTCCTAATAGAGAAGCGTTAATAAAAGAAATTAGAGCTTTATCTGACGGCTATATAGAAGGCTTAGGCGCCAATTCAAGTATCAGATTGCGCAATAATAAAATGAGAGGCTATATTAAAGACGAAAACGCAAGAGATATAATAGATCCTGACAAATCTCAATGGGATACAAATAAAGAAGGTAAAGTAATAGATCCACAGCTTGAGCAAACTAAGCAACTATATGCTGAAATGTTAGCAGATGAAATGGGTCTAGGGAAAGATGAAAAAATTGTTGCAAAAATAAAAGCTAAAACTAAAACAGTTACCAAGCCAAAAGCTTTTCAAGAAGCTATTAAACAAGGTTTTGATATTAAAACTTCTAAAGGTGAAGTATGGAAAGCTAAAGGAGAAAGAGGCACTAAAAATTATCAATACGTTTTACCCGCAAAAGAAAAGAGCGATGGTCAAAGAGATGTTAATTTTCCAGAACAAAGAGTTAACTATTATTTAATAGGAAGCGACGGGGAAATTTTATTAGATAAATCAGGTAATCCTAGAATAAATAGGATAGGAATAAATTCAAGTTTAGGTATAAAATAAAATAAAATATGTATATAAATTCAACAAACGGTGCTGAAGTTAGCGTAGAAGAAATGCAACAATATGCAACGGAAGCAGAAATGAGTATCGAAGAGTATGCTGCAGCTGCAGGGTTTACATTAAAATCTGATGATACTACACCGGATTTTCCAACAAGTGCTGTAGCGGATGCGGATGCAGTACAACAACCAATGACAGCATCGCAAGCGGGATATGTGGAACCAAAAGATACGGGTTCGCCTTCGGTAGATACTTCTTTGGATTCACAGCCAGATGATCCATTTGTAGTAAATGATAAAGTAGTAACTCAAGACGAATTTGAGAGAGCAGCTTCTTTTGATGATGACATATTAGCTGCAAGAACTAAGCTAAAAGAAATAAGCTTAACCGCTGAAGAAATGGAAGCTATAGAGGTTGATTCTAATAGACCTCCTGTCAAAGTATACGAAGGCACTGGGCCGGGTGGTACTATGAAAGAGACTTACGTTTACGATGAATTTATTAAAGAAGCTAAAAAAGAAATTGCTACTGAAACTAAAGTAGATATATATAATATTCCTGAAGAGGAGTGGAGAGAGCGAGCAAAAAAATTATATGTAAAAAGTAGAGAAAAAAGTCTTTTTGACGACAAAAAAGAAGCTATACTAGAAGACTATGAGGAAACTGTTTATGGAACAAATCCGTTTTCTTTTGCTAGAATTAAAAAATTAGCCAACAGACTTCCTGGTACAAACCTTGCACCTACTAAAGAAGATATAAAATATATTGCCGGTAGAGGTATATTGACTGAAAGTTTTGAAGCTGATCGAAAAAAAGCATCAGAAAATTACAAAAAAACTATAACTAGTATTTCAAATTACGAAACACTATTAAATGCAGGAAAAGTAGAGCTAGATGCTTTACAGAAAAAGCAAGCAGATACTCCTGGAAGTATAACTACAGAAGACGTTGCTAGAGGAAAAGTTTTGATACAGAATCAAAAATTAGCTTATGAATTATACGCTAGTGAATTTGATAAATTAGCAGAGTTTGAAGGTAGCGCTGAAACCGCTGCTGGACTGGCTGACATTACTAGAAGAACTTATAACAACCTAGATGTTGTAAACAATAGAATGGTCTCGGCTGGCTCTAGAATGATAGCAGGTTTAGGAAGTGTTGCAAAAGAGCTTTCTATTAGTCAAATAGTAAAAAGAACCACAGGAGTAGATATTAGAGATGGAGAAGGTAGATTGCCGGTTTATTTAAGAAACATTCCAGCAGTAGATGCTTATGATAGAGTATTTGGTAGTGAAAAATTCGAAGAAACTGTATCTAATTTATATACTCTTACAGATAAAATAGATCAAAGCACCAAAGCAAAACAGGAATTAGGTGAAATAAAAGGAATTGAAGACTTTGGGGAATTCATGCTAGATCTTTTTTCAGAGCAAGCCGTAAATACTGTTACGACCGTGGGGTTAGGTCCCGCTGGGTTGGTAGCCGTATCTGCAGCCGCAGGAGGAAACAAGTTTAACGAGATGGACATGGAGGTAGCGAACGATCCAACAAGGAAAATATCTCCAGCGCAGTTTTATGCATCAGGTATTTTATTTGGAGCAGCAGAGTATCTTACTGAAACAGTTTCTTTAAGTCAAGCAAAAGGTGCTTTAAACTACTTAGGGTTTGGAAAAAAGAATTTTGGTAAAGCATTTAACATTTCAGGAAAGTATTCCGCTGAGGTAATAAGCAAAAGCAAAGCACTACAAAATACTTTTAAAAGCTGGGGAGTAAACATGGCAAAAGAAGGTGGAGCAGAATTTAGTGCTCAACTTCTAAACAATCTTACAGATATAAATATTTTAAATAAAGAAGATATCAACTGGTCAGACGGTTTGAGCGAGGCTTTTGTAACGGGGTCTCTTATGTCTGGTTTAGGCTTTAACGCTCCTGCTTTGGTTGGAGGTATTGCTAATACATTTAGAACTGAATCTGAAGCAGACGCGTATACTAAAAGAGGAAAAGAAATACTCAGAATTAGAAAAGAAATTAGTACAATTCAAAATAATACAGGAATTGCTGATCAAGCATCCTCTCAAGAAGCGATATCTACGTTACAGCTTGAATTAGATGGATTAGTTGAGCAAAACATATTAGGCATCGGTATAGCAGCGGCTAGGGTCGAAGAGTTGAGTCAAAATGATAAAAGGCAACTTCTGGATTTAGATATTTTTATTAGTAAAAGTAAAAGAGGTATTGATAAAATAAATAACAATACTAAGTTAACCGAAGATGCAAAATTAAGATTAATTTTACCTCTTCAGAATAAAATTGATTCCGCTTTAAAATATAAAAATAAAACATTAGCAGCATCTCAAAACTCTAAAGCTAAAGAAAACCAAAAGAAAATACAAATTCAATTAGCGGCAGAAGAAGGATTAAATTTTGAAATTGTTAATGCAAAAAATCCAGAAGAAGCTATAAAGCAAGCTAATTTAATTATCGACACGGCTGCGTCTGATGGTAAAATTACGCCAGAACAAAAATCTGGATTAAAAGTAACTCTTAAAGAACTACAGGAAGAAGTAGACAGTAAAACTAAAGCTACTGATATTAATGGTCAATATTTTGGAGCTGAATTTGGCTTACCTATTACTTTAAGTTTAGAAGAAAATCTTATAGAAAACGAAATGGGTGCTACTGTTTTACACGAGACAGGGCATGCTACAGTTTTAAAAGCCTTAATGGAAGGGGACGGCGATGCGTTAGGTATCGTTGCTGACATGGAAGCTTATGTAGGCAAAAGATTTAAAGGAGCTAAAGCTAAGTTTGACGCAGTTAATAAAATAGCGGATCGAGATGGTGTAAGTGATATCGTAAGAGCCGAGGAAAAACTAGCAGCTATGCTTGAGTATGTTTCTCAAGTTGAATTGTCTAAGGATATGACATTCCAAGGTAAGCTTTTAAATAAATGGAATAAAATTGCCCCTAAAGATAAAGGCCAAGAAATTACCTCTATAAAAACAGGTGCTGACGTGTTTGCTTTGATTAACAGTTTTGCTAGATCTTTCGATAAAGGTGAATTATCAGGATTGGCCTTGAAGGTTGCAAAGGGGGAAGTAAAAGCAAGAGAAAAAACAGAAGAGCAAAAAGCTCAAGAAGTCAGTGATGAAGGAAGTAAGAAAACTTTTAGTAAGCAATTAACACCTGAGCAAGACACTCAACTTAGGTCTGATGTGGCAGAAATAAAAACACTAGCCTCTGAAGGTGAGACTATAGCTAAAAAATTTAATAAAGAGTTTGTTAAAGGTGCTAAGCAAACAAGATTAGAAAATAAAGTGTTACAAGAAATAAAGCCTGTTGTAGACAGGGTTGTTACTAATAGGACCAAAGCCTTATATGACCCTATAGCAGATGATGCTAAAAAGAATGTTAGCAGACAAATGTTTCAAGAATCAATGCGTTCTGATATTGAATCTATGGTATTTGATGAATTTACAGGTAAGCAAGATCTTGAAAAGTTTATAGTAAACAGAGCCTTCTTAAGAGCTAACAACTTAGCAGAAAGATTAGGTATTAAAAACGTTAAAGAAGGTATTACTAAAGGGTTAGAAGCCGCAGAAAAAGTTGCAGTTGAAGAAACATCTGCACCTAAAGCTGATAAACCTAAGTATAGAAATATATTAAAAAGCAATACATTACCTACAGAAACAGTTAATACTATAAAAGATAAAGTACTTAGAACAATAAGAACTTTAAAGTCTAAATTAGATACTGAGGTATCTATAAACAAAACTGTAACACCTCTTGTAGCTGAAATTAAAAAGAATATGGGTAAGCAAGCCGATATTGACTTTAAAAAAGCAATGGGCGGTAAAAAAGATGGTCAATTAAAAAGATTCTTAATTAAAAATAAGAAAGCTATATTAGAAAACATGACTACAACTTGGCTTATGGGTGCGATGCCTGGAGCTGTGCAAAAACAAGTTAATGGTAGCTTTACTTCGGATTGGCAGGGTAAAAAGATTGATAGAGAAAAAACATCGACACAGCAAGCTGGAAGAACATCCGGAGCTGAGATCGTTAGAAGACTTCCTAACGCATTTAAAAACTTAGATGATAAAACATACTTAAGTTATGTTGTAGACGAATCTGGGGCTCCTATACGAGGCCGTAAAGAGTCTTTAGCTAAAGCTATGGCAGAAGAATTATCTTTTGATATATTTACTACCGAATTACAAAATGAAAATAGCGATATAAGAAAAGCTTTTGAAGGTAATCAAGAGGCTTTGGGTGTTGTTTTAGTGGATAACTATGTACAAGAAGTTGCAAGAGATGTTGAAAGAGGTACGGTTAAGTTCAGTAAAATTTTAAATGCAGAACAAAAGAAAACTGTTTTAGACGGCTCTGAAAAGTTAAAAAATAAATTGTTAAATGCTAACATGACTTTAACATCAAAAAGTCTTTTACCCATATTAATAGATACATATCCTTCTATAGATGAAAAAACTTTAAAAGAATTTGCAAAAGAAGGTATTCAGGTTGTTCAAAGATATACAAGCGATAAAACAATAGATAGAACAAAAAATGTTGATTTCGGTAAGTTTTTATTTGAAGGTATTTCCTTAAAAGAAAGCAATAGCAATCTAATAAAATTTTTTAATTTTGCAAAAAATGAAGTTAAATCATTAGGGGGATTATTTAATAATAATAACCTAGTAGCAAAGCAAAGAGAGTTAGAATTTACTTATAATAATAATTTAGTTGAAAAAGAAGGAGCTGATGGCTTAATTAAAATACTAAGATGGGGTCGTGGGCATCAAGCAACTTCAGGTAAAATTGGAGGTGGTAGAAATCAATCTTACGCTGGTAATGGTGATTATATAGCTAATAATTTAAATAATATCCCAGGTGTTGATGTTGTTTGGAATCCTAAAACTAACAGGATAAATGATGTAAAATTTAACGGCAAATCAATAGAGGAATGGAAAAAAAGAATAAAGTCTCCTGCTCAAAAAGCTTCAGGAGGTATAGAGCTGTTTAAAAAAGAAGCTAAAGAAAGAGAAGACGCCGCTAGAGAAGCGTGGGTGTATTTAACTGATTACCTGCAGCATGTAAGGGATAATGGAAACGCAATAGACTGGACTATGACTATGATGAGCCTAAAGTCAAACATGTCTTCCGTTCTTAAAGCGGCAGCCCCTGTAAAATATTATTTTACTGGAGACGTAAAAGGATCGCTTAGATATGAGCATATGATACCTACTGAGTATATGGTTTTAAAGTTAACCGACTATTATTTTAATGGTAAAAAGTTTGATTTAAACACTTTAAGAGACAAGTATAATGTTGCTATTATTCCAGTCAGTATGGATGATAACTTTAATATTTTGACTCAATCCCAAATGAACAGTGCTTTCGATCCTATGACTGATCCTGAGTTTGATAGGTATTACAATGAAAATACTTTTGGGTTTCCTAATATGTATGCGATAGAAGCGCTCACGGGAGAATACAAAGGTCAGATTATAGGTAAGTCTTGGGTTGATTTTAATAATATATTAAAACCTCAAGCAGCCAAAATGTCTAAGTCTGTGCAAACAGAGCAAAAAGCTATAAACAATGCTAAAAATAGCAAGTGGTCTAAGTCAACTAAAAAAATACGTGTATTTGATTTTGATGATACTTTAGCTAGGACTAAAAGTAATGTATTATATACAATGCCGGGTGAAGTTAGAGTATTTCACGGTGGAGATATAAAATCAGTTAAAGACATTGATGGGTTTGTATATTTCTCAGAAGATCAAAAACAAGCAGCTGCATATGCTAAAGGTAATCAAGGAGAGGTTAGTAGCTTTAAAATAGATGAAACCTCTATTGCAACAGAGGATCAAGTGTTTGATGTTATCAATAGTTTAGATATTAAGCCAAGAGCTGGCTACGCAGTAGACGAATCTAGTTTATATGAACTTATTGACCCTAGATTTGAGCAATCGTTTTCTAAAAAAGACCTTGAAAAATTAGCGGTAGCGCTTAAAAGAAAAGGAATAAAAGCAGCACGATTTACAGACACTAATATTAGTCAAGGTAAAAATGAGGGTAGAGAAACTGAGAACATTGTAGTATTTGACAAGAAGACAGTACAGGAACAATCTAAACTTACGGCTGCTGAATTCGCTGCTAAAAGCGACGAGATGGCTGCCAAAGGTGCTGATTTTGATTTTATTGAGTTTAGCAAAGTTATGAATGGTCAAGAAGGTCCTTTATTAAAAGTAGCTAAAATTATAGCAGAAAAAAGAGGTACTGATGATTTGTTTGTTTTAACCGCTAGACCTCAAGACGCCGCGGGTCCTATACAGGATTTTTTAGCTGAACTTGGTTTAGATATTCCATTAGAAAACATTACTGGTTTAGCTGATGGAAACCCTAAAGCAAAAGCTGACTGGATGGTTGGTAAAGTATCTGAAGGTTATAATGATTTTTACTTTGCCGATGATCATTTAGGAAATGTTAAAGCTGTTAAAGATGTATTTAATACTTTCGATGTAAAAGGTAAAGTACAGCAAGCTAAAGTTAAATTTAGTAAAAAATTAGACAAAGGCTTTAATGATATGATTGAGCGTCAAACCGGTACAGAATCTTTTAAAGAGTTTTCTAAAGGTGTAGCGCAAAGAAGAGGTAAAAAAGTTGGTAAATTTAAAATATTTGTTTCGCCTTCAGCTGAAGACTTTAGAGGATTAACCCAATATAAGTTTGCCGGAAAAGGCAAGCAAGGTGAAGCTGACCAAAAATTCTTTGAAGAAGCATTGATGGATCCTTATTTTAAAGGTGTTGCCGCGCTGGAAGCAGCTAGAGAGGTTATAAAGAACGACACTAAGGCTCTTTTCAAAATATTCAAACCTGTTAAAAAGAAACTAAACAAATTGGTTCCAGGTATTGATTTTACTTATGACGGCGCTGTTCGTGTATTTCTTTGGAATAAGGCAGGTATAGAAATACCAGGTCTTACTAAAAGAGATAACAAAAAACTAAACGACGTTGTTGCAAACGACCCTGAGCTTAGTGCTTTTGCTGATGCTTTATTATTAGTCTCCAAACAAGACACATGGCCTGCACCTGGTGAATACTGGGAAGCAAAGACAACTTTAAGTGATTTAAATAATTTAACTGAAAAAACAAACAGAAAGGAGTACCTAGCGGAGTTTATTGAAAACGTTGATATTATATTTAGCGAAAAGAATTTAAACAAAGTAGAGGCTCTATACGGTAAAGCATCAAGGGTTGCTATTGAAAACGCTATATATGCTATGAAGACAGGTAGCAATAGCCCTAATCAAAACGGAGATGTTATAACAAACAGGTGGCTAAAGTGGGTTAACAACTCTATAGGTACGATAATGTTTTTTAACAGAAGATCAGCGTTGTTACAGTTAACTTCTGCTACAAACTTTTTAAATTGGTCAGATAATAATCCAGCTAAAGCAGCGTTAGCCTTTGCTAATCAGCCGCAATACTGGAAAGATTGGGCTATGATATTTAACTCTGATAAGTTAAAACAACGTAGAAGTGGTTTAAAATCTGATGTGCAAGAATCTGAAATAGCTAATGCAGCTAAAAATACGGAAGATAAAATAGGTTCAATTATAGCTTACTTGTTGAAAATAGGTTTTTCACCAACACAAATAGCGGATAGTATTGCTATTTCTTCAGGTGGCGCTACTTTTTATCGTAATAGAGTTAATACTTATAAGAAACAAGGTTTAGATATAAAGGAAGCAGAGACAAAAGCATTTCAGGATTTTAGTAAACTTTCTGATGAAGCGCAGCAGTCAGGTG